AGAGAAAGACTAAATTATATTTATACAGTTGACATGAATGAACCAATAATTTGTAACAAAGCTAGAAATCTTAATTACAAATTTATGTTTGGTGAAGCAGCATGGATTTTAAAAGGCAGAAATGACTTAGAATACATATCAAATTTTATGAAAAGTTACGCAAAATATAGTGATGATGGCTTTACATTAAATGGTGCTTATGGTCCTAAAATTATGGATCAATTATCATGGGCAGCTAATGAACTTAAAGAAGATAATGACTCAAGACGTTGCTATATTAATATATGGCGTGAACGCCCAGGCAAAAGTAAAGATATTCCCTGCACTACAGGTATGCAATTTATTATAAGACAAGGACGATTAAATGCATTAGTTAATATGAGATCGCAAGACATAGTATATGGTATGACATACGATGTATTTACATTTACTATGATAGCTAAAGCATTACAGCTATTGTTATTTTCTTACTATAATCTCATGGTTGATATGGGTGAACTATGCGTAAGAGCAGGATCAGCTCATATTTATGAACCTGATTATTATAAATTAGATGACTGGATTAGTAATCAAGAGTATGACAAAACAGCATCTACATCATTAAATTCAATACTAAGTTCAACAATTACTGTTGGAAGTTTAGCTGATAAATTAGATAAACAAGGTCACGCCTTTGGTAATAATTGAAGGTACTGACGGTACAGGCAAAACCACTTTAGCTCGTGCAATTGCAGACTATATAGGTGGTCAATATTTTCATTGTAGTTATCATAAAGACTGGAATATAGAAGTCTATCACAGGCACATTTTACATACTGCTGCTAGGTTAGAGTCTCAAGCAAATATTCCATGTGTAATAGATAGATTTGCATTAAGTGAAGAAGTGTATGGTTATGCATATAGAGATGCACCATCATATGACACTGTTGCATTAATGAACGAAGCAATAGAGCATTATAAGCCAATGCTAATTCTTTGCAGCAATGAAAATGCAGAACAAAATCATGAAATTAATAAAGAAAACCGAGCTGAAATGTTTGATACAATTAAAGGTATTTCAGAGGCATATCAAAGACTTGTTTCAATGGGTAGATATGGTCAGTGGTTTAAATATGATTTTGATAAAAACAATTTAACTCAGTTTATTTCTAGTTATTTTAAGGAGAGATAATGTCTACATTAGTTGCAGATGTTTATGCTTTACAAGCAAAATATGGTTTTAATCACGAGCCTTTAAATAGTGAAAAACTAGCACTTCGAGTTGATCAAGTTGAAGAAGAATTTGAGGAATTACTCTCGGCATTTACAAACAAAGATGCTGAAGGAATGGTTGATGCTTTAATCGATATAACGGTGTTTGCATTAGGTACTCTGGCAATTGCAGGGGTTGACGTAGAAGAGGCATGGCAAGAAGTTCATTTAGCCAACATGTCTAAAATACGCGGCACTAAAGAGGGACGCGACCACAGTGGTGGTTGGGATTTAATTAAACCTAAAAATTGGGAGGCACCAGACCATGCAGGAAACCTCGGCTTCATTCCAGACGCACTCGAATTGTGAAGCATGTGGAAGTAGCGATGCAAAGGCCATTTATGACGATGGCCATGCATACTGCTTTTCATGTAATACATATTATGGAGGAGAAGATCAAGAACCCAATAGCACACCAACTGAGTTCTCCAAAACTACGGCCTCGAATAACCAAGCAGCGCAAGCGGTATACTCGCAAGGTAAAATTCAAGAACTCAAAAGCCGAAATATCTCAGCTGATACAGCGAGGCATTTTGGCTATAAAGTTGGTAGTGGTAGACATCTTGCTCCTTATTTTAAAAATGGAAAACTTGTTGCGCTTAAGACACGCGACCAAAATAAAAATTTTAGTGTTGTTGGTGAAGGTTCGAAGTTACCACTATTTGGACAAAACCTACAAAGCAAAGGTAAAAGACTATTTGTAGTAGAAGGTGAACTAGATGCACTTTCTTTATCTCAGGCATTAGGAAATAAATGGCCTGTAGTTTCTGTACCTAATGGAGCTAAGTCAGCACCAGATGCTATTAGAAGAGAACTAGAATATATTATGAACTTTGAGACAGTTGTCTTTATGTTTGATGAAGATAAACCTGGTCAAGAAGCAGTTGCTCAATGTGCTGAGTTACTCGAACCAGGCAAAGCTCATGTAGCTAATTTACCTCTAAAAGATGCAAGCGAAATGCTTAAAAATAATAGAGTTAAAGAGTTAATAAAAGCGGCATGGGACGCTCCGGTTTATAGACCTGATGGTATAGTAGCAGCAAAAGATCTTTTCCACTTAGTGGCAACGGAAGATAAGGTATCAAGTGTTCCTTATCCTTACGATTTTATGAATGATAAAACAAAAGGTCTTAGAAAAGGTGAACTTGTAACTATTACCGCAGGTAGTGGTATTGGTAAGTCAGCTTTTGTTCGTGAAATTGCTCATCACTTATTAACTCAAGGAGATAAAGTTGGTTTACTCTTTTTGGAAGAAAGTATTAAAAGAACTCTTACAGGTTTGGTCAGTATTGATATTAATAAACCACTTCACATTGATAGATCAGGTATTGAAGTGGACCAAATACGTAAGTCTTTTGACAATTTGTTCTCTAATGGGAACTGTTTTGTTTACGATCATTTTGGCAGCGTTACTCTCGAGCATGTCCTTGCTAAGTTACGTTACTTGGCCCACGGAGAACAGTGTAATTGGATTATCATTGATCATCTTTCCATTATGGTTAGTGGTCTTGATGTACCTGATGAGAGAAAAGCCATCGATATGATAATGACTAAACTGCGTACATTTGTTGAAGAAACAGGTGTAGGTATGTTGTTAGTCTCACACTTGCGACGACCTGAAGGAAACAAAGGTTTTGAAGATGGTGCGCAGGTATCACTAAATTCTTTGCGAGGTTCTCATTCTATAGGTCAGTTATCAGACATGGTAATTGGTTTAGAGCGTGATCAACAATCGCAAAGTAATGAAACTGTTGTGCGTGTAGTCAAAAACAGATTTACAGGTGCAACAGGTAAAGCCGGAAGCCTTATGTACAATGAGGAAACTGGCAGATTGGAGAGCATAGATGCAGTTGGTTTTTGATATAGAAGCTGACAATTTATTAGATAATTTAACACAAATACATTGCATAGTTACTAAGGACGTTAAAACAGGTGAAACTGTTAGCTATCGTCCTGACCAAATAGACGAGGCAATAAAAGCATTAGAAAATGCAGACGAAATTATAGGTCATAACGTTATAGGCTATGATGTACCAGCAATTAAAAAGATTTATTTAAAATTTAAACCTAAAAAAGTAACTGATACATTAGTTCTTTCTCGCCTTATATGGCCTAACATTAAAGACAAAGACTTTTTACAACAACCAGACAACATGCCTACTAAATTATACGGAAGATATAGTTTAGCAGCTTGGGGTTACAGACTAGGGAACTACAAAGAAAACTATGCAAACGATTTCACTCAATTCAACGAAGAGATGCTTACTTACTGTGAGCAAGACGTTAGTGTTACTTACAGCCTTTACAAGCATTGCCGCAATACCGGGATTGCTAACAGCGCTGAAATACTCGAACATAATATAGCAGAAGTTTGTTCTAATATGGAAGCAACTGGCTTTCATTTTAACACCATTGCAGCAGCTGATCTGTATGGTCAGCTAGCTGCTAAGCGTGATAAAATAAAAAAATATATGGAGGAAAACTTTGATGGCACTATTAAGACTTATAAAACAAAGCCTTCTGTTACCATTCCGTTTAATCCGTCAAGCAGACAACAAATTGCTAATCAATTTATCAACAAATACCAATGGAAGCCGAAAGACTGGACACCAGCCGGTCAGCCTCGAATTGATGAGGAAACGTTAGGAAAACTAGATTATCCTGAAGCTAAACAGCTAGCAGAATATTTCTTGTTAGAAAAACGCATCGGCATGATTGCGGAGGGAAACAATGGCTACTTACGACTTATCGATGCCTGTTCCAAACTACGGGGTAAGTATATCACAAACGGAGCAATCACAGGAAGAGCAACACACTTCAGTCCAAATTTGGCGCAAGTGCCCTCATTGCGGGTGCCTTACGGTAGCTCAATTAGAAAGTGCTTTACCGTGCCAGATGGGTGGGCCATGGTCGGCTGCGACTTGTCGGGCATCGAGCTTAGATGCCTTGCGCACTACTTATCTAAATGGGACAAAGGAGATTATGCCAATATAATTTTGTCAGCAGATATACATACTGCAAATCAAAAAGCAGCAGGATTACCAGATCGTGACGCTGCTAAGAAGTTTATCTACACACTTGTTTATGGTGGTGGAGATCAGAAACTAGGCGAAATTATTGGTAAAGGTAGAGATGCTGGTAGAGAAATGAAGAATAAATTCTTTAAATCTATACCTGCATTTAATGCTTTAAGATCAGCTGTAGAAAATGCGTTGAATGTAAAAAACTATTTAATAGGATTAGATGGAAGATTTTTATATCCAAGATCACAGCATGCAGCATTAAATACCTTATTACAATCAGCAGGAGCATTGGTAGCTAAGCAATGGCTTATATTAGCCTTTGAAGATATTAGCAAAACTTATGAACATGGTTGGGGTAATCAATTTGTATTTTCAGGTTGGATACACGACGAAGTTCAAGTGTCTTGCAGAAAGGAAATAGCAGAAGATGTCGGTAATAGACTTAGAAGAGCAGCGGAAAAAGCTGGCGAACACTTTAAATTCAGATGCAAAGTTGACGCAGAATACAGCATCGGAACTGATTGGGCTGCAACCCACTAAAGAAGATGCAGAAGCAGTCGAAGTATTATGTCAGGCACATTTCAAGGGTTTTACAACAAAAAGTGATTTTGCAAGAAGACACGCAGACACTGTTGCAATGCTAACTAGATGCCAACTGATATCTACTGAAATAGGTAGAAATACTTGGACTAACATATTTAAAATTACAGCTGAAGGTCTTCAATATTTAGAAGAGCTTTTACAGGAGAGTTTAAACAATGAAACACCTATTGATTGACGGTGATGGAGTTGCTTATAGCATTTGTGCAGGTATGGAGCATGAAGTTAGATGGGACGACGATTTACATACGCTACACTCACGGTTAGAAGATTGTGTCGATGTACTTAATAAGTACGTTGATCATCTTGAAAAGACATTTGGTGAGAATAGAGCTACATGGGTATTTAGTTCAAAAACTAACTTTAGAAAAACTATTGATCCTACTTACAAATATCACAGAAAAAAAACACGCAAACCATTAGCGTATAAGTCTTTAGTTGAGTATATATGTAATAATTATAATAACGAAACTTGGGACAACTTAGAAGCAGACGATGTGCTTGGTTACTTAGCTACGTTAGAAGTTAACTTAAATAAAGTCATAGTTATATCAGACGATAAAGACTTACTAACTATACCTGGTCAAATATATAGATTAGGCGAGCTTCATAATATCACACAAAAGACTGCAGATTATAATTGGCTATATCAAACACTTACTGGAGATACAGCTGACGGTTACAAAGGTTGCCCTGGTATTGGTCCTAAAGCTGCTACAAACATACTTAATAAAGATTGTTCGTTTAAAGCAGTACTAAAGGCGTTTGAAAATGCAGGCTTAACGTATGATGATGCACTTCGTCAAGCAAGATTAGCTCGTATTCTTAGACATGAAGATTATGATTTCGAACATAAAAAGGTAAATCTATGGGAACCAAAGCTAGAGTCTATCTCGAGTTAGCAAAAATATTTGGTAAAATACACAGTTATTTTTATATGAAACACTGCGTTGTTATTCGAAGAGGACAAAAAAGATCATGAGACATATGGAGTATATGAATATGCAGCAAGAACTATTTGATAAAATAGAAAAGCCTAAACATTACAATATAGGTATTGAACCAGCAGAATATATGGAAAGCCTAAACATTGCCGAAGACTACTACGCAGGCAATATTATCAAGTACGTGTCAAGATATAAGTACAAAAATGGCACAGAAGACATTCGTAAAGCAAAACAGTACTGTAAAATGCTTATAGAACTGTTAGAGAGCCAGTCTACAGAGGGAGAGCTGTAGGCTAAATAGCAAAAAGGCTGTTTGTCTGCCTATGGTGATCTAAAGATCAATAAACCATGTTTGTAGTTTCAGACGCCTTTTTGCACACATTGTGAGATACATACTCCAAAAGTATGTTGTCCAAGCATAGTTAGTGGCAGCTTTGGTAGCCATTAATCTACAAGCGTGATTTGAAAAACCAATCGGTAGAGCTATGCAAGCCCTCAGAGCCTCGTGTTCTGAGGGTTTTTTTTCGCTTTATACGCCGCACTTAAGAGAGCCCTAAGGTCTTAGGATTTCCTTAAGTATGAAGAACTAGAACATCTATAAAAGGAATTAAAGATCTATGAGTACTATAGAAAAAACCTATGGTGACTTTATACATAAGTCACGTTATGCAAGATATTTAGAAAACCAACAGAGAAGAGAAACTTGGGAAGAAACCGTAGATCGATATATCGACTTTATGGAAACTAAAGCACCTGAAATAAGTAGAGATACTTTTGTCGAGCTTAGAAGAGCTATCGTAATGAAAGACGTTATGCCATCTATGAGAGCCTTAATGACTTCAGGAGCTGCATTAGACCGTGATAATACTTGTGGTTATAATTGCTCGTATTTAGTCGCTGATGATCCCAAAGCTTTCGATGAAGCTATGTTCATACTTATGTGTGGTACAGGTGTAGGGTTTTCTGTAGAAAGACAATATATCTCTAAGTTACCTGA